ATTATTCTCATAACTATATAACGTATTTAAAATTCAATTTTGTATTTACCCAATTGTCGCTCCTTCAATTGTGTTTCTTTCTAAACTTTGAGCTGTTGTAACTTCCGATGCCACAACAAAAGCTTGTATTGGTTGCTGAGTTTGACCCCCTATTGCATCGGCTAATTGATTTGTTTCTCCTGCTCCAACCACGTTAAACTCTGGTGGAATTGCTGGAATAGATTCAAGTCTTGGAGTTGCTGTTCCGGCAGCCGGATTGGATGCACTACCTCCTCCACCTTCTGACTTGGTTGCCATTATGGACTTAACAGATTTAAATCCAATTGCTGCGGTACTTGCTATGTTTACGAGCTTCATCGCAAAACCAAAAGGAGTTGCAGTTTTAGTAGCTAACTCTGCTGTTATTCCCTGGTATGTATTGATTAATGCAGCTGCAACGGCAGCAGCTTTACCTGCTTTTGAATTTTCTCCTAATAGATTTGCTATACCTGCAAACGTATTTTTAGCCATATCAATCTCAGCATCTCTCTTAATCTTATCAATGTTTTCCTGCTCTTCATTGAACTTAGCTATAATCTTTAATTTATCGTCTTCCGTTCCACCTAGTCTTGTTAATTCATCTAATGCTTTTGTTTTTTGTTCTTCAAGACTTTCTTCTTCTTTAATTCCTTGTGCTTCTAAAAACGCAGCTTTTTTCTCATCAAGAACTATTTGTTCCTCGTCTTCTATAATTTTTTTCTTTTCCTTAAATGCTGCTTCAACATCAAGAATCATTTGTTGTTTTTCAGTTTCAGAAAGTTTTAAATCTTCTAAAGCTTTTAATCTTGTTTCTTTTTCTGCTTCTATTTCTGCAAATTTATTTGATTTGTCTTTTACTCTTAATGCATCTTTAAAGTCTTGAACTGCTTTTTCATCTGCTATTTTTGCATCTCTTAAAGCTTTACTTTCCGTAGCCTCTTCTCTAGTTGCTCCTAATATTTGAGCACTTACTGCTTTTGCTTTTGAGAGTTTAGCTGTTTCTAAGTCTATTAATTTCGCTCTTAAATTTGCTTCTTCATCTAAGTCTTCTTTCGTTGAATCGCCTAAAGCATTCTCTGCTATTTTTGCATCTAGTCGTAATTGAGCTGCTTCAATTTCTTGCTTTGTTATTTCATCTTCTATTTTTCCAGCTTCTGTTAAAAATCCGATTCTTTCTTTAGCTGTAAAGTTTTCTTTTTGAGCTGCTTTGTCTAATAACTCTGCTCTCTTTCTATTTGCTTCGGCTCTTTCAGTTATTAACTTTCTATCTAATTTGTCTGCTTTTGCTCTTTGATCAGCAATTTTCGCAGCAATTTTACCCTCTTCTGTTAATTCTTTTATTAAGTCTTTTGTTCCTTTTACTAATGCTTGAGTCAAAATAACTGCCGGATTTAAAGCTTCATTTAATCCAACAACTCCTTTTCCTGCATCTGCTAAAGCTCCAGAAAAATCTCCTTTAAATAACTTTGATATTGCCGAGCCTAAAAATCCTAAGCTTTCGACAACTTTATCAACCTTATCCATTACAAACTCCTTAATACTTTTTCCGAAATTCTTTAAAGTTTCAATTGGAGATGTAAAAAGATTAATTAAACCTCTACCTAAAGATGCTAATTTGTCTGTGAATACTCCTGTGATAGCTCCAAGAACTCCCATCATTTTATTGAAACTATCTTGTCCTTCTTCCGATGAAGTAAAAGCAGTTGCTAGTGATGTGATTGCAAGTAGTAAAGCTCCAATCCCTGTTCCAATTATAGCGATTTTCATCGCACCCAATCCTTTTGTAGCTGATCCAATTGACTTAGTCATTCCACCAATACTAGAGCCTAATCCTCCAGTCTTAGCATCAACCATACCTAGAACTCCACCATAATCTGCTGCGTTTTCTTCTGCGTCTTTTAAAGTATCATTTGCTTTTTGTCTATCAATTCTAACTTCTTTTAATCCAATCTTCTCCTCTTTTAATCTTGAAGTAGTTACTGCAATTTTATCATTTATTGCTTTTCTTCCTGCAAGATTTGCTTTTGAAGTTTTCTTTAATTGCTTTTGATACCCAAATAATTCTTTTTCAATATTAAAGATTAAATCTTCCTGGAGTTTTAAAGATTCATTTAATTCTTCAACATTCGCTTGAGCTTGTTCCGTTGATATTTTTAAACTATATTCTTTTTCTATTACAGCCATTTGATAGTATTTTTAATAATTTTAGAAACACTTTGTAAATCTTTAGGCAAAGCATTTTTCCCCTGTGCGATTCTTATGTTCTCTGTTTGACCTTTTGCTAATTGTAGCAAATCAACTATATTTTTTATCATTGTGTAATATTTAGTAATTCAATCTCGCTTTTACCATTTGTGAGATTTGTTGTTATTGAATTGATTTTGTAATTCTGTAAGTTTATTTGCATTTTAGAATTGAGTTCTAAATTGTGATAAATTTTTAATGGCAAATATGCAGTCACTTTAGTTAGCCTTTTATTTCTATTAAAAACTTCTGAGATATATGTGTTATAATAATTGGCAAATAAAGTTCCAGAAAAAACATCATTCGGAGTATATTCATTTATCATTTGACCAAAATTTATGTTAGTTGTACTTGATGAAGCTAAAAGCTCCTTACTATTTGATGGAATTATATATTGTGTAATTTGGACATTTGCGTTTGGCTCTGCTGAATTTTTAAAAGAAATAGCAGTTCCTGATGGAATTCTTATGGCATAAAAAATCAAAGGCAATCCAAAGTAAGCCTCTTGATTATCGTCCACAAAATATCCATACTGAACACTTGTTGGAGTTGTACTAGCAGTTGGAAAAATCCTTTCATATAAAACGTGCTCAAAAGGAATCTCAACAGAATAAGTATTAGTTGGAGCATCGTAAATGTCCTCGTCTAAAGTGTATTTTAAAGACCCCCACTCTAAGTTATTCACTTGATTATATTGTTTAGCTAAAAAAGTATTAATCCCTTTGAATCTATATACTACTTCTCTAAATGGTAAAGCAATATCTACAGTGGATTTTGTTACATCGAGATACTGGTCGATTATTATTGGGTCAGAAGCTCCGGCTGCGTAATAACTATCTAAAGTTTTAACAACAATTACTCCGGCATTATCAACAAAAGCAGTTAAATTAAACATTCTAAAAATAGAAGTTAAAAAATCAATAATAGTCATTTCTGGAATCTGTTCAGAAATAACAAATTGAACGTCTGATTGATTTTGAAAAGTAGATGAATTACTTAAAGTTTGTGTTCCTCCACCTGATCCTTGTCCTGGCTGCGTATTAACGACAGTAATTTCCCACTCTATATTAGTCGCTGCAAATGTTATTCCTGTTGTTGATGCAATAAGAACAGCGTAAGTTCCTGCTCCTAATGCTGTTTGTGGACTATTAAAAAGCGTTTGATTTCCGGTTACATTATTTAATTGTGCTACATCTGCACCATTTCTTGAAACTCTAACACTATATTCAACCGTGTTATTTGTTGGAGTAAGTTCTAAAGATGTGCTTACATAAACATCACTCCCTGATAAAACACCTAAAGTTAAAGTTCCATTTGCAGCCGTAGATACAGATGGAAGATTTCCAAAGGTAGTTACTAAATCATTTAATTGCGTGAAATTTAATTGCAATTGAACAGTTGATTCTACTCCTCCTTTTTTCCTATGAAGCCACATCCATAAATTATAAAAAGCAGTGTTAGATGTATTATTAAAAAAATCGCTAGAGAAAGTTATTGATTGTTCATTTTCATAAACCTGTGATTGTATTGCTGCAACAATTGCCTGTAATCTTATTGCATATTTTAAGTCAGAAAACAAAACTCCATTATCTGAAGTTGAGCCTTGCCAAGCTAAATTACCAACCGCTTGTTTATTATTAGCAGGGTCAAATATTAATCTTTGAGTATGAGTTATTAAAGGACAGCAAATATTTCCTGTTGGTGGATTCCTTAATTTTGATAAAACAGAACTATTAGTATAAGTTAAATTATCTGATGAAAGACCACTTAAACCTGAAAGTTGAGTAGCTCCTAATATATCATTTAAGTTAATTGTATTTCCAAAAAATGTAACTCGATATGTATGTGCAAGATTCCTCTTTAAATTAACTCCTTCTAATCTAATAAATCCGTCTTTAAACGGTATAGTATTAAGCTCTAAAGATGCTGAAACTTTATTTCTTGCATCGAATCCCCCTTGAATATCAAAGTTATAATAGTGTTTAAAAATCTTATTATTAGTTGGAGAAGCAGGTAAAGAAAATGTCTTTGAAAATTCTGTAAATATTTTATTTATATCCTTTACATTTTGGATTGTTTGCGTTAAAGAAACTGTTTCATCTTTAAATAAATCAACTCTTGTTCCTGCAATATATAACTGTAGTTTTTGCATTTCTATGTTATTCTTATGTTACCTTATGTTATTTATATAATCAGCTGCAAGTTCGAATTCAATTGTGTATTCTATTAGCCTGTCATTTACAGAAGTCTTTTGTGTTATATTAGATGTTTTAACAACTACAGGAACAGCAATAAATGATTCAAGCTTTTCTACACTTTCCTGTTGCATCCAAACATATTCACTCATTAGCAGTTGTTCAAAATATTGTGTTGCAAACTCAGGATAATAACCAGAGCTTAAAGTAAATGATTGTTGAGCAATTGTATTAAATACTTTTTTAGGAGCATTATTTATCTCATAACTAGCAGCAGCATTAGATTGTGTTACTATTGTATTTGAATTATACTTTTCGTTTGACCTATTTAATCTATCTACATTTTTTAAGAAAAACCAAAGGTCTTGTTGAATTCCATATTTATTTACAAATATAATTTTAACCCCTGTACCGTATTTAGTACACCCTATTCTAGTAACTTTCATTAAAGGATTCTGATTTGTAACTGCAGGAATAGATGTCGCAGAACTAGTAATATTAGCAAAATGTAAATTGTTATCTGATTTTAAAGCAGTCAATCGCATCGCTGCACCAACTGGCAAAAAGACTTCAAATAAATCTCCACCTCCTGGTTGATTATCTGATGCTATTAACCACGTTGGTAAATCTCTACGATTTAAATCTACAATGTTAGGATTTGCACCTTCAACATAAATACCATAGGATTCAAAGCCTACATCACTATGAGTTACTGTTGCTCCTATTTGTGTTCCTCCTCCATTTAATGCAGGAAAGTTTTTCATTACTGTACTAATAGTAACACTTACAGATTGACCTGCAAGTCGAAGCCTCGTATTTAAATAATCTCTAGCAAGTTCAGAAATGTCAACATTTGTTCCAGTATTTGAACTAGGATTATTTTTAACTATTGTATATCGCAAAGTTCCATCTATTGTTATAGTTGTGACAGTAGATAATGTTGCTCCTGTTGTTGCAATGAATTTGTATTGTGGACTTCTTAGTGCTATATTGTTCGGCATATTATTGTTTTTTTCCTAAAATTATCGCTTCTTCAATATCTAATACAAAAGCTTTAAAAATCTCATTATCTAACTTTTTTAACATTCTATTATATGGTTTACTAAAAAAGAAAGTTGGCTTAATTCCTTGATAATAAATACTTCTTTGTAAAGCAAATCCCATTTGAATGTTTGTTCCTTTTTGATATTGTCCAAGCTTATTTCTAAACCTTATATTTTTCTTCTTTGCCCAATCTGCTAGTATCTGCATTGGTGGCATTTTATTCGTGTACTTAAATTTACTAAGAGGAGCTTTTTGAACTCCTTTTTTATCGTCATTATTTTTGTATATTTGATTTGGGTCTTTTCCCTGGACTCCCTGATCAACAAATTTTCCATAAGATTCCATTAAGAAGTCTAATAGAAAAAAATCTTTTTCTGTATCTAATTCATAAGAAATAGAATCTTCTAAAGCACCACCTCCTTTTGATGGATCAGCATTTTGTAAGTTTTCTTTCGCTTGAGCGACAACTTCTTTTCCGTATTTATTTAATATTTTATCTAAATTTTCTAAATTCATTAACAGATATTTATATCGTTATAAATCATTATGTCCATTGTTGCAGTCCATCCGGCTAACTGATTCTCGAATCTATCATAAAACGGAGTTAAATTTGGATTCCCATCTAATTGATACATTTCAGTATATAAAGTTCCCTTTCTTAATCTCTGGATTAATCTATTTAAAACAGCGAGTTGAGTATTTAAAATATCCTGCACATCGTTATTTCCTGTAAATCTATCAATAGTTAAATCCTTTGATTGGTCAACAATATCACAGGCTAAAATGCTAATATTAAATCTTAGCACCTGCTCTTCATCTATTACGCTATTTATTATAATATGCCCTAAAGGAAATAAATCTTGTTTATTTAAATTGACATCAGTTAAATCTCCTGTCGTAACAGTATTAATATTCTTGTCTTCTAATAGCTCTGTTTTAATTGTTTCCGTTAATTGATAAAAACCTCTTATTCCTTCTTGACTCATTTGAATTTCTTTTTAATTTGTTTTGCTTCTAGCTCGTTTTTATCTTTCATAAAGGATAGCATCATAAAACATTCGTGAACATTTAATTTAGTGATACTTTCAAATTTTTCAATACATCCGTTAGCGAGTCCATAAATTGACTGGTACCAACCCCATTTGCTTGAGAAGTTAGATACTGCGTCAAGGCTTCCGTTTCCTGATTGTCCAAAGAGTTCGTCATAGTTCTCGACAAGTCGAGTCCTAAATTCCACAAAAAAAAAATTGATGACATTGCTGCATCCATTGGCATATTTAAAAGTTGCTGATCATTTTCTAATTTATATTCTTCTATATTATATTTGTCTTTTAATTTAACAACAATAGGTCTATATAAAACATTCATTGCTTTTTCCATATTTTCCCAATCTCCAATATAAGTGTCTAAGTCAATATATTCCCCTAAAGTTAATTCATCAAGTTGAGGTTGAAAGCCATATTCTATACCATTTAATTTAAATCTAGTAACTAATCCTGGTTTTTCATCAAATAGATTAGACAATATTTTAACTATCTCCTGCGAATCATTTAATCTTAAAAGCATAACTTGGTCAAGTTTTACATTGCAAAGAATCTCAATCATTTTAGCATTTAAAAATCGCTGATCTTCTACCGTTTCTTGAATCTTTAAAAAATGTTTATACTGCTTTAATGTAATATCTTTTAAGGATGTAGGTATTTTAATATTCATTTTCATATATATATAACGTATTTATTTAGGTTTTTTATAATAGTAAAAGTAACAAAAAAAAGGCAGCCATTTCTAGCCACCTCTAATTGATGTAAGTTTTCCCAAGTTATTCTTACATCATATCGGCTTCATAACAATTATTAGAACAATAATCTTTGTCTTGATGCATTGGTTTCCCACAAACTCCACATTCGAATTCTGGTTGCTCGTGTGGGTTTAAATAGTCATCCCAACTCATTATATTTGAATTGTTAAAAGGAGCGTTAATATCAAGGCTAAAGTATAAAAACAAATTAGCCATTTCCAGTTGTTAGGGTCTTTCTTTAAAAATTTCTTTATCATAATTATTCTTTTATTAAAATTAAATCTAATTCTTCGGCTACATAATTAATATGTTTTTGAGTTGTTTGACTCCAATATCCTAGTTGAATTAAATCGTTTCCTTCTATCTTTGCTACTTTAGTTGAATAGCTCCATACATCGTTATTATGGATGCAAAGGTTTTGCTTGTACTTGTCTAATGTTATCATATTATCTTCTGTTTTTAATTTCTTTAATTACTTTTTTTAATATATTGTTATTAAATGAATTAGGTTTTTCTTGACAAAATTGATATTGATTCCATAAATCTTCAATTGTCCAATTTATAAAAGAATTTGTATTATCATTTAAATCATCGCGTAAAGATTGGCGTGCATTAAAATTTAAATTATAGCTTTTTACTTTCTCGATTATTTCTTTTGTTGTCATATCTATTTATTTATACTCAAAGGTAATGTAAGTTATCTTATAATCAAAATATTTAATAACTTTTATTTAATTAAGAGCATAGCGACCAAAGTTCGGTCTTGACAATATAGAGTAAGTCGCATACCGACAGGGGTCAATAATATGATTGTGCTTATCTTCTGGAACATTAATTAACATCCCTGCTTTATCTTCTTTCCACTTATAGTTTCTAAATTCAGATATGGCATTAGTTGAGGAACTTAAAATGTGAATCTTGTACCTCTTCAATAAATCAATTCCGGCATTGATTGAATCCTTTCCTTTTATACTTGGAAATATATTGTGACCCATTCTCCTCAACTCTGCGATTAATCTTGGTTCTGCTGAATCGGCATAAATTGGATTAGATAAAAGCTTCTCTTCTTTTAAAAATATATTAATATCATTTGTTGTCATTTGAGTTCGATACAAATGTTCTTTTATATATAGATTATGACCTTGAGTATAGACAGAAACTAAAGTGCTTGGGTCATTTGAATAACCAAAGTCCATTCCATAAGCTATCAAAGTAGCATCAACAGGAACAAGATTAATTTCTGAATATGTAAAAATTGTGCTTCTACTTGCAGCTCTTTCGCCTAATCCGTAAACTTGCCAATATTGGTCATCTGTATCTTTAAGTCTTTCAATCTCTTTTATTATTGATTCTTCAATAAATGGATTATCTAAATAGGTAGTTTTAAAAAAGGCACAATCTTCTCGTGGCAAGACTTTGTCATAAATCCAATGGTATTCATCCGATGGATTAAAATCCAGGATTATCTGCTCCTGCGTTCTAAAGATTAATTGTTGCCAATCTTCAAAATATAGTTCGTTTGCTTCATTGATAAAAAGCAGGTCTCTTTTTCTACCTCTAATTTTTTGTGGCTGATCTAAAGAAATAAACTCAATTAGATTTCCATAAAGATGGTATTCAGAATTTGACTTATTATGGAACTTTTCTCTATATATTTTGTGAGCCTGGAGGATGCTAATAAAATCTCTTAAAACTGTAGCTCTTAAACTTGGAAAAGCTTTTCGACATATAGTGATAATCTTATTATTATTATTTGTGCAGTATTGGAATATTATCCAAAGCAAGATATTATAAGTTTTGCCGGAACGAGTTCCTCCCTGCTCAACTAGAATCTTCTTTTCATTATCTAATAAATGCTCGTAGACTGCATTAGTCTTTATCTTTAGTTCTTCCAATTATCTCGATTTGAAAGTTAGTAGGCATTCCTTCAGCTCCTGTGATTTCTTGCCTTTCTACATAACCCCTGTGCTTAGCTTTAGTTTTTAAGTAGAATATTGTAGCCGAAGTTGAGCCATCTTGAATCTGTTTGTGTAATTGGCTTTCAGCAAAATCAATCGCAATATTTGAAATATCGTCTACTTTTCTTTTAAATTCTTCATCGTCTTTACAATATTTATAAAAGGTTTCCCTGCTACATTCTACCTTCCTACAAGCTGTTGTAACGACACCTAATGCCTTTTCTAATGCAGACAATAGATTCTCTTTTAGTATGTCAGATTTTGTCATAATATTTAATTTAGAGCGATAGGGTAGAATCGAACTCCTCCTCTTAACTGGAATGTTAAATGTGCAACCATTACACTTCTATCGCATTTATTTGTTTTGTCTCTTTTCTAATGTTATTTTTTCTCCTTTGTACATTCCTGCTCCCTGCTTATCAATTTCACTAAATTCTAAAACAGGAGCATTTATTTTACAAGATTTATCAATTATGTAAATATATCTATTTTGAAACCCTTTTAAGGCTTTAGCTCCAGAAAAGTCATATTTGCTGTCTCCTCTTTTTGCAACAACTTCTCCATTTGCTAATTTATAAATAGTTGAGTTTTTATTTATTTGAGTTAATTTGAATCCACTTGCTCTATATATTGTACCATCTCCACATTGAGTTGCATCGCTATAACTTAAAATCCATTTTATTTGTGGAGCATTCTTTTTTATTAATCGGATGCTTATTGCGATACATCTGCTTTCTGAATATTTAGGAAGATAGTCATCAAATGCCATTCGATTCAATTCTAGCATCTCGTTCCATCTTTTGTTAAAATCTAATACTCCAGAATTTACTAAAGGTAATACATTTCTTTTATCCATTGGAGAACCGTAGCTCATAACTCCGTGAAGTTGATTATCTAAAAAGCAGCCAAAATGTAAGTTGCTCATATTAACAACCTTTCCTGAATAATGATTTTTTTTGACAAATTCATTAGCCACTTTAGAATTTATAACTTTTACGATTATTTCTTTTGCTCTGCCCACTGCTGAATTATTAAGTATAAAGCGTTTCCATTTCCGTTCTCATTTCCGAAAGTTTCAACGTATTTATATTCTTCTGTATTTTTTATGTCTGTTATTGCGTTTTTTATTACCTCAACTTGAGTATCTGCTAAAGTAAAGGTTTGTTTTTGAAATGGTTCTTTTTCTCCATCCGGCAAACTAAAGTGATCAGCTGTTTCAATATCGTCCATTGATTGCCAAACATCCATTCCCCAGTCTGTTAATTCTTTAGTGTTCCAACTATTCGCTAATATATCCCAATCCCATTCTCCAAAGCCTACATTATCTTTTATAACAAATTGTTCCATTTCTTTGTCTGTCAATTTATCTGCTTTGATAATATATATTTCTTTTAATCCTATTTCTTGACAAGCCTTGTATCGCATATTGCCACCAAGGATTCCCATCTCTTTATTTACAACAATAGGTCGGAGCTTTAGCATCTCCGGAAACTCTTTAATACTTTGAACTAATTTTTTAAATTTAGCTTCTTTTATAGTCCTGGGATTTGTAGGATTTGAAAAAACTTCATTTATTTTAACTTTTTGAATCATATTTATATATCGCTAATTATTAGATTTTTCTTTCCACTCCCAGCTTTTAATAAGATTTGAAATACCTGTATACGCTTTTTCGATACTTTCTTCCGGAATAGAATTGACTAACTTAACTATTGGAGCATTTAATTGTTTGTCTAATTTACTATTTTTTTCTATTAAATTGTTGCATTTGTTTTCTAAGTAATGAACCTGATCTATTTCATCGTAATTAAATTTGCTTTTAAATATAAAAACATTCTCAATTTCATTTAAGTTTTTATTATAGGATTTAAAGACATCATAGTTTCTTACTAAATACATTGCATTAGCGTGAGTCATTGATTTTCCTTGAGCCTCAAAGAAGACAGCAATATTAGTCCATCTCATTAAAAGTTTCTCCCTCAATAAATAACATAGTAATGAACGATGTTCTACAAATTCTCTCTTCCTAGAATTAGTAAATATATTTATACCAGATAACTCGATTATCTTGTTGCTTATTTCTTTTGGATTTTCTGCCAGTAATAGTGATATTTCCATTTCTTTTTTTAAAATAATTCTATTTGATTTATATTTTCTTTTTTAATTACTCCCATCATAGTGTCAAGAATTGATTTTCCAACTTCATAATCAACTAAGTTTCTTGCAATCTTATTCATTGGCTGCTTCCCTTTATATATTCTAAAATTAAAATTGTGGAATTTAGACAAAACTTCTATTTCGTTTTTCATATTAGTTAAAGTTCCTGGAAGCTTTCTTTCTCCGATATTATTTGGCAAATAAAAGTTAGTCCAATATAAATGTCTCCCTCTCTTTTTTGCTATAATTAAAGGTTCATAAAAAGGAATCACATTTTCAACAACATATTTTCCATCAAAGAAATTATCCAGAAAAATAATTTGTTGGTATAAACTCATATCCGGATACTTATGAATAAATGTTTTTCTATTCTTTTGACTAACTCTAACTCTTGAATGCGTTGGGCAAGGAGGAGAACTCCATATAAAATCGAATTCTTTAAAATGGTCTAATAAATATTGATGTGCATCCGCAACAATAACTTTATCATTTGGGAATCGTTCTTGATATAATTTAGCAAGTTCTTCATCCCATTCCACTGCAGTGATTTCGTGTTCATCCCCCCACTTGTATCGATTGCCTCCAAGACAAGCGTATAAATTTAGTATTTTCATTTATGGCATAAATTAAAGTCATTAAGATACATTTCCATTGTAGGTCTAAAATCTCTAATAGAAGTGCAAGAAGGGTGATTTACTCTCAACATCTTTTCCCATTTCATAAATAAAAATTCTATCGCTTTAAGGTCTTTTTTTGTTTTATTATAAGCTACTGCAATAAATTCTCTAACACAATATGCTGCAACTCTATTCGAACCATAAGTTTGATTAAGATTTGATATTTTATTTAACAAATAATTAGAAAACTTTTCATCTTGAACTTCTGCTTTTCCAAATTTAAATTTTTTATTATTAGGAGAAAAGAAAAGATGAATAATATTTCCAACTGTTATGTTATTAGTGTTTGCACAATAACTATCATATACTAATTTATAGTTAACATTATGTTCCGAAAAAGCTTTTAAGTAATCGAACATACTCCAGCTTAAATTTCCATTATTCAAGCTAATAATACAATTTAAATGTTCTCTCGCATTAGAAGTATTAACCCAATTAACAATATATGCAGGGATTGTCTTTTGATTTAAAAGCTTTGCACTTTCAATTCTATGATGCCCTTCTATTACATCTCCATTGGATGAAATAATAATCGGCATCAACCAACCGTATTCACTTAGTTTTTTGCTAAAGTTTTCAGCGTGTTTTTCTTTTGTTTCTCTGTTTACCTTTGCCATTTTTAAGGCTTTAATTGGGTAAGCTGCATCGAATGTTCCTGTTTTTAATTTCATTGTCTTGTTTTTAATTGTTAATTTATTCTTAGTTTTAAAAGATGGTAGCACTCTATATATTTCTGTCTAGCCTTACTTTTATATTGTTTTATGAATAGCTCATATAGTTTTTTAGTATATTTATATTTAGAGTCGCATTCTTCGAAATATCTTTCGGCAAATCTTTTACCTTTTCCTTTAAAATAGTTGACATTATCTGCAGAGTCACCCATTACCATCTGCTCGTAAAAATTATACATCGCTTCATCTTCTGAAATGTCTAGGATTTCTTTGTGCTTATAGTGATAGTTGTATATTAAAGCCGGAAATTGCTTATAGTCTTTATCGATTGAAACAATCATTACATTATCTCTCCCAACCTCTTCGCTGATCTTGTGCCAATATCTCGCAACCATATCGTCAGTCTCTACTCCATATCCAAAAATACTATCATAATGCTCCTTAACAAAAAGATGCATTTGATTTAATAAAGGAGGGAGTTCTTGTTTTTTTCTATTGGATTTATAATTTTTAGTGATAAGTTTTCTAAAGTTTCCCTTTGAACCACTAAATGTAATTACTTTGTCAACGGAATAAAGCTCTTCAAGTTTGTTGACTATCTCCATAAATTGACTATCAAATTTATTTCTTGCTTCTGAAATATCGGAATAGAATGGTTCGTCTTCTGGATTTTCTCGCTTTCGATAGCAACTAGCAAAAATTAAACTATCGGCATCTATTAATAAAATCATAATTCTTTGATTTCTTTTTTAATATTCTCAAGGTAATAGTCCTGCATTTTTTTATTTTCCTTACAAACTTGATTAATTATAAAAGGAAGGTCTTTAAATAATTGGTCTGTATTATATACCACCCAATTCTCATTCTCGTAATCTCCGTATTGAATATGCATTTCTCCATCGCTACATTGTAAATGACTTGTTTCGTGGATATAAGTTACTTTGCTTTTTAGTTGTTCTTCTAAATTTTTTATTTGGTCTAGCAATTTTTTTGAACCTTTTTTTGCTAATCTTAATGTTTCTTTTTCTTCCATTAAGTTACCTTCTAGTTCCGTAATTCTTTGCATTAAGTTGTCTTTTGATGTTCCCATATTATTATATTAAAATTATTGTTATTATTATTAAACCTATAAACGCAAGTGCTATGACTTTCATACTACTTGAATATTGTTTATCTGATCTTCCTTGTCTAGAACGAAATTGTCTGTTTTTTTTAGTCATTATTTTCAATTTTTATATCTAGTTTTAAGAAATTTTTAACATTTCCCATCTTCTTAACTTGATAATTAATTATAATGTCGGTTATATTAGAATCTTCTTTAGTATGCTTTTCAATTGATTCTTTTAATTGCTTCCAAGCCTCTAAATTTACTCTCATAAATTTTCAGCTTCAACTTCTTCAAGCTCAAATATTCCGTTATCTCCTCTAAATGTTATAAAGCCTCCATTTAATCCATCAAAATTTGTTTCAATAGAACCACCTTCGTGCATCTCAATGTCCCAATAAATGTCATTATGATTTTCTTCAAGCCACGCCCAAAGAACTTCTTTAAGATATGATTGATTGACATTGATATTAATTAAAAATCCTTCTTTGTTTTGTGATTGAAATAATTTTGTCATAATTAAATTTTTTTAAATAATAGTTATTAAATCTTTTAATTTAAATCTATAATCGCTTTTTGGATATTGCTTTACAATATAAGAAACTAAAGTTTTAGTATTTAACGGTCTAAAATCTATAAAAAGCTTATTATTCATTTGGGTAATTTTTAATCCCAAATTTAATTGATTGTGCAATTGTTGTTGAAGTTTAGTAAATTTTGACATAACTAAGATGTTTTAAATGTTTGAGATAATTGCTTTACCATAGATTTTGCAATAGGTAAATTTTGATTTGCTCCTTCGCAAATTAATTTTGCAAGTTTATCTTGCATTTCAAATAATTCATCTTGATGAATCATATCACTTAAAAAAAATTGGTCTCCTAAAATTTCTGCAATTGATTGGGTAAATTTTGAATTTGTCATTGTTTATGTTTTAATTATTAATTATAAACAAATGTAATAAGAATAATCTTATAATCAAAAAATTTAATAAGTTATTTTAAGATTTATTTATATTAATCCTAACAGCTTCGTTTTCTTTGAGAAGGAAAACATCTTTTAAAAGCATCTTTTTTGTCCACATTGTAGTGTCCGGACAATATTTTTTTATAGGATCAGCCATTTTTAAAGCATTGAGCCAATACATAAAGTTTCCTTTTGGGTCATTTACAAAATATAACTTGACTATATTTTTATTTAATGACATCAAAGCATCGTATTTATACTTTTCTAACATTTTGTCAGAATAATACTTATTTCTGAACTTCATTTCAATCACACAATCTAAACCTTTTGGAGTTTTACCTACTGCATCATAATGAGAAAACTCATCTTCTGGAGCTTTTAAATCCCAGCCATCAAAATTCAAAAGCAATATCACAGCTTTTTCCCATTTTTTAACCTGTTTGATTCCCATTATTCCAAATAATATTCAAGTCCTTAATCCACTTATTTATCGTTTTCGGTGAGCAGGTGCACGGTTTATAAAAACTATGCTTGTAATATTTGCTGTGTAAGTTGCAGACCAGCTCAAATTCCATTGAGCTGATAACGTCCTTTGTTCCTTGTCGAAATAATTCCCAATCTTTATAGTCGAGTTCTTCAAAATTTACCATCTTTTAATTTTTAGATTATTTAGTTTTTTTCTTCTTTTATCACAATTACATTTAGTTCCTTTTAATGCGTGATAACTTTCAACTAAATATTTTATCCCTGTGTATTTTGTTATGTAGTATATAATGTCTCCTAATTTCATAATAGTTTTTTTAATTTCTCTTTAACTTTTTTATAAGTAAAATAAAGAGCATAATATTTTATATTGGATTGTCTAGAAAAATCGGCAATACTTTCTCCTCCATTAATAATTTCAAAAACTTTTCTATCATACCAATGCATTTGTGATAATTCATTATTAATAGTTTCAAAAGAGCCTTCAAAGTTAATATCAATCTCCTGGATTTGCTGCGCAAAAATTTTCTCTCTTAAATAAGGAACACTTCCATCGATTGAAATTATAGTAATGTTTTTCCCTTTTCTTTTTAAATCCAGGAATAAAGTTTTTAATGTTTTAAAAATGTAATAGTAATTTATCTCGTCATTATACATAATGTCAAGACCTTTTTCTAATTTTAGTTGAATTTTAATATACATTTCTTGAGTTATATCTTCTGCTACAGTTTTAGTACATCCGAAAGTCATAACAATTTCAACCCAAATATCGTGTTTTTTAAAAATTAGAATAAGCTTTTCTTCTACCATATTAATTCAATGGGTCATATAAATCCTCCACTATTTTTGGTAAACCCAATTCATTAACTTCAAAAGAAAAAGTTTCAAAAGCGTATCCTCTGCTTCTTCTGCATTTAACTGTTACCCAATCCTTGTTAACAGTATTCGCTTCTAACTCAATATGAGTCTCACATTTTTTTTCTAGGAAGCTACCTAAATGACCGGACATTTTAGAACTTCCATAATTTTGATGAATAACATTTATTATGTGACAGTTGAACTTTGCTGACCATTCCATTAGCTTCTGAACAACTGCGTTTGATTCTTCAAGTGAATTTACATCACTTACAAGGTCGGCAATTCCATCAATTATCACAAGAGATGGAGTATTTATTTTTTGGCTCAAATAATATTCTATAAATTCTAACCTTGTTTTATAAGCAATTGCACGAAGTCCAAAAGTGTGATAAATATCCGGAGTAATCCTGGAATCCATAGAAAAAACTCGTTTAAATACTTTTTGACAGTGCCACAATCCCTGCTCTGTGTCAAAATGAACGAGGCTTCCGTTCCCTCGATGCCCTTTAATTTTGCCTCCATATCTATTCGAATCACTTAAATAAACAGATGCAAGTAATGATATAAAAAATGTTTTTTTGGTTTTTGGTGGAGCAGAAACGCAGCTTAAGTTACCGTAAGTTCCCAAAGGAATCGGTAAAAGCGAATCGCCTAATTTAGTTTTAATTAATTTCTCTCCAAATGATAAAGCCACTGGAGGATATTCGATAGTTTCTTTAGTATTTACGAAGCAGTCTTCTTCTATAAATTGCATTAACATATTGTGTTCTGTTGTCTCTTTTATTGTCATTTAATAAATGTATAAAAAAAAAAGGTATGAATTAATATAACTCATACCCTTTTAAAAGATTAATAAAGGTAATTTAAAAAGGCAAATCTGACTTTTCACTTGTGTGAGCAGAGGCAGTTACAGAATTATCTGTTTTCTCTTCTCTCTCGGCTAATTGAATAACCCCTTGACCATCTTTTACGTCTTTAATCCATACTACTTTACCGTTTCCTAAATAATCTACTTTCTTTTTAGCTTCTCTTTCTTCTTGAGTTCGACTATCCATTAAAGCAACATTATTTCCGTATCTTGTTTCATCTTGAACTGCGATTGTAAAGTTATAATAAACCGGAATATTTCCATCCTGATCCTTTTTTCCTTTAATGAATTTTTCTTTCGGTAGTTTATCTACTCGAATACTTGCTGTGATTAATGCACCCATAATTATATTTATTTAGTTTTTGTTAATATTATTTCTTTTTAAAATCATCACTTTCATCTTCTCCAAATACACCGAGTTCGTAAAAACCAGTAAGTTTTAAAACTGCTCTTGATAAAGCTCGTTTTTCTGCCATTTCCATTACATACCAAGAGTTACAATTACCATCTTTAAAGTTAGTGCCTTTTAAAGCCGAACCAAATGTTTCAATTGGATGCTCCGGATTAATTATTAAAAATGCTTTTGCTCTAACTACGGCAAAATTAGTTTTGCATTCAACGACATCATAAGAAATACTTATTTTTTCTTTCGATTGAATTTTTTCAATACCGGCTCGTGTTATTATAACATAGTGTTGATGTTTATAAACATCGTCTTTACTTAATTCATACTTCTTGTAAAGTTCTACTAATCTGTCTCTATTCATTTTATTGTTTTTAAAGGTTAATAAATTCCAAGGTCTTTGCTCAATGAATCTAATTGTCCATTTTTAAATTTAATGTCCGACTCTAAGTCATCAATTTTTTTAAGCATTGCTTCGATTCTAAACTCATAATATTCAAGTAATGAATCTTTAGTTTGTGGCGATTGATTTGTTCTTACATCCATTGTAAAGTGTCTAAAAGTGATTTTTTTTCTTCTAATTCTTTATATAAAGCTATTTGAGAAAATGCATCTTTAAATAATGCAGCGTGATGAAGTTGAACTTCTAATAATTTAATTTCTTTCCGAAGAGTTGTTTCCTGGGTAATCATAAATAAGTGTCTTTTATTGTTAGAATGATTCAAATATAGACAAAAAATTTAATAAAATTGTATTTAGAGCAAAAAAAAAGGTCAATATATATCAACCCCTTTTTTACAATAACAATAAACAAGACAAGTAAATATACTAAATTAGATAGAATCTACAAAATCCTGGTATCTTTTTATTAGCTCCTGTAATTCCTTGTCCGAAATCTTTACTATTTCTTGAGCTTTAATATGCAGTCTTCTTGCAGTTCCTTCTCCGTATTTTGCGTCAAGATTTGCACTAAAAATATATTGTTCACCATATTTAAAAACATTACACCCAGCACACTGTACCTGACAATTAATGTCATCCCATCGTGTTGAATAGTGCCTTCGTGACTGGAAATGACCGTTTTGTAGTTTTTTGTAATGATCAGCTTTTCCACAAGTAAAACATTGAGCTATCTCATTATCTGCATCTTTTCGTCTAATATATTGACTAAATATTGAATCTAATTTTTTTATTAATTTGCTTCTAGGAATTTTCTTTGCCATTATTTTATTATAAAAAGTTTTTTAAACTGGTTAAAAAATAATAAATTTGAATTTTTTCAATTCTTTAAAATATAATATCTAAATATATATATAAATATATATCTAATTAAATATATAGAAAAATAATGAGTTAGGAGATTTACTCTTTGCCTATTGCTCTAATCTTCTCAAAACCTCTACTTCCGAAATATGCTGCAACTATTAAAGATAATAGTCCTGTAATGCTATCCAAAGGATAATTTAAAAACCAGCCAATTATATAAGAAATAGAGAAAAATACTAGAGTTAAAGGTCTCACATTTTTTGAAAGCCAAGAATCGCTTGACATATCACTTGACCATCTTTTACTTACTTCTTGCATCTCTATTAAATCGATTTCTAAAAGCTTTAAAGCCTTCTCTTTATCTATTGGATTAATTACTTTGTCTTTAGAAATAAGACCTTTTATAAGCTTTAAAATGCTAGATGTTGGATTAATACTTGAAGTCACGTCAAATATATGAGGAGCAACATTCATTAAAAATTTACCAACTTTAGTTTCAGAAAATTTCTTTTTTGGTTTCATTTCTTTTTATTAAGTAAATACCATTTTTGGACAGTGTACCCAATTGTTACACTTACTAAAATAATCTTTAATCCAATATCAATCGATGTCATACTTATTCCGAAACTTCCTATATTGATTAATATGGTGTTATAATCTGTTTTCATTTCTTGTCTATTTGTTGAAGCTTTTTAGATGCCCAATTAATACCTGATGTTCCACCCCATCCAAGCCAAGCTACATACCCTTTGTCTTTCCAAGGTGTTTCTTCAAACTCCGGACTAACTTCTGCATTTTTTTGATGTCTTTTAAATGCTGACATTCTTGCAATTGTTTCCCTGCTTATGTTCTCCCTTTTTGCTAATTGATTTGCACGAGTCCATCCAATCTGAGTCATTCCCTTGACTTCATCCTTGTATTTATCTCGCCATCTTAAAACCTTTTTAGCATTATTAGAAACGCTTTTAGGATAGTCATTATAAGTTTCAAGGTTAATCATTTTACCTTTAAAAGAACGATAGCAAATGGCAATCGCTTGACTTTTGTCGTGGTATCTCATCATTTGAGGAACGCAGCGAATCATATAATCACTTTGTTTTTCTCCTGTCTTTTTATTTGGTATTGGCATTATCTAGCAATTTTCACAGTTACTCCAAGTATAGTATTTATTTTTTCTTTTAGTTACTAAGACTTGCTTTCGATTGTCTTTAGCTTTATAAGAAATATGCAACCATTTTGGTTCTTCACCAAATTCCCAGATAAGCTGATCAAAGTCTAAATTGTCTTTTATGTAATGAAACATTTCTAAATTAGTCTTTCCACCCATTGATGTAATGTCAATAGCATTTCCTGTTAAATGTTGACTTACTGAACTTCCCCTAATACCAGAATTTAATTTAGAACATCTATAAAAGCTATTAACTTTAATAGGAGCTTCTACCCATTCTCTTAATGGCTCAAAAACTTTTTCAGCGATAAGCTCCATATTTTTCAAATGATCAGCTTTAGGCTTATTATCAATATTATACTGATTAGCATAATTAGAATAAGTTGCTTCTTTATAGCTTATATTTTTACTTATTTTCTTCATCTTTTTCTGGAATTAATTCGAAAGAACCATCTTTAAGATTTATGTTTACTTTTCCATAACTCTCCTCAAGCTCTTTCTTTGTTTTATCTTGTTCTACCATTAACTCGACATACATATGATTTAAGCTGTATATTTGAGTTTGTAATAAACCAAGGTCGTGCAAAATTGCACCTTTCTTCTGCTCTTGTTCTTGTAATCCTTTTAATTCTGCTTCGGTAATTTTTGACATTTTAAATGTTTTTTAAGTTAGATGTAAATATACTGAATTTTATTTTTACAGTTTTCTAATAATTCTTATATCCTGATTACTTCCTGCTGAATTTATATACTGACTTACATTAATTAAAATCATAGTTGTTGCTTTAGCCGAAGTTGGTTGTAAAAGTAAATTAGAATTATTAGCACTATTATATAAACTAGCAGCAACTACTAATTGCCTGTTAGCCGAACCCCCACCATCTTGAATAAGTGTTGTTTGACTTATTCTAAATTGAACATCACTACTAACAAAATCACACGCAATACTTATCAATCCTGCAAAAGTACTAGCATATGCTCCTGAGCCTTGTGCATTAGGATTTCCTTTAACATAGATTTCATAAATTCCCTGCTCAGGTATAATACCAGTAAAACAGTTTATTTCAGTAGTTGCAGATGCACCCGGTGTAACTGTATAATTTTCTCCAAATATTGTTGGAGCAGATATATTTGTAACTTTATTAACTTCAAGGTGTCTGTCTTTTGTAAGAGTTATAACCTTATCTGTTTTAGTTGCACTATCGTTATTGTTTGCAGTATTAACTGCTAAAATTAAACTTCCTATTCCATTCGCTGCTTCTCGTTCAAAAAAGATTCCCCCTTTTGCTCTCAAATCTGAATTTGGTTCTCCTCCTTCTGCTCTAAGTAATATACCTGCAGTAGTTCCTACTGTGTCATCTGCTGAAGTAACCAACATTTGCGAACCTGTTACTCCTTCAAGATGAAAGGGTTTTTGTGGTGTAATTGTTCCTATTCCAACATAACCGTTTGACTGCATAGTCATTACTGTAGTCTCAGGTGCAGCAACATTTGTACCTGCTGCATCTTTTAATTTAAAATCTAATCTTGATTTTGGTGCTGATGAACCTCCTGTAGAATATCTACCTACTGCTAAACTTGCCCCTCCTGACCAAACACTAGCAGAACCATATCTATATAAGGTAAGCATATCTTCAACACTTGCTGCATCGCCCGTTAAAGGCATTGCGCTACCTTCTACATAAAGTTTAGTTTCTGAAACTCCTGCAGTATGATTAATAAGTACGTTACCACCTGAGGTGATACGCATTCTTTCGGCACCATTTGTATTAAAAGTTATCACACTTGAACCATCAGCTCTTAGCCTTGTG